ATGAAACTTGTATATAAAAGTAGCTTTGATAGTAAGCAACTATTAGATGATAGCATGAGTGATGAGTATATAGATCCATTTTGTGATTTTGATATGCTTTTAGATCTATATTACGCAAATGTTTATCACGCAAGAAGCATAAGAATAAAATCAAATTTACTCTCTCAAATAGAGATAGAAAAGAGTAATATAGATAAATTTCTACCAGGCGGTATAAGCCCAAAATACTTTTTAAAAGTTTTTACTCTAAATTTAGAGCTATACGGAAATGCTGGGATTGAGAGTGCTGGGAATAAAAATAGCTTTTATATGTATAATATAAAAGGCAATAAACTAAGGCTTGGCAAGCAGGGCGAAATTTTCCAAGTTTTAAATAGTGAAGTTAAAAAGCTAGATGGATTTGTCCTTAAATACTATAGCCCCAAAAGCCACTACTATGGTGAGCCTGATTATTTAGCTACACTTAAGCAGATTATGCTAAATCAAAAAGCTGATATTTACAATGAGAAGTTTTTTGATAATGGGGCTAGACCAGATATGGCTATCATATATGAAAATGCCGAGCCTTCACAAGAGCAGCTAAATGCCTTTAAAGATTTCTTTGGAAACTCATTTAAAGGCTATCAAAACTCACATAATACTCTAGTTTTATTTGGCAATGATATAGGTGATAAAGATGCAAAAATTCGCTTTGAGAAGCTTGGAAATATAGAAGATATTAGCTTTGAGAAGCTTAAAAAAGTAGCTCGTGATGAGATAGTAGCGGCTCACGGCTTACCGCCAAGGCTTTTAGGCATTACTGAAAGCTCAGCTCTTGGGGGAAGCGGTGAACTTATAGGACAACTTCATCAGTTTAACGAGATAGAGATAAAGCCAAAAATTGAGCTTATAGAGAGTTTTTTTGATAGTATCAATATAAAGCTAAGGCTTAAACCAATTGATGTAACTAACTTTAAAGATGATGGCGAAATAGTAACAAGTCTTATAAATAGCGGTATCATAAGCGTCCATGAAGCTAGAGAGATCTTAGGCTGGCAAAAGAGCTTAAAAGGACAATAATGAAATATACAAAAGAGTTTAAAGAAGAGTGCGTAAATTTGCTTAAAAGTGGGGTTTCGGCTCTAGCGCTTTCAAAACAGACAGGAGTTAGCCGTCCCACACTAGCTAGTTGGCTAAAGGCTTATGAAAAAGAGAATTTTAGCATAGAAAATGCTATTAAATTTACTAAAGCCAAAATTGGAGAGCTAAGCAAAAAGCCTAACCCATCAACCGATGAAGTTGTAATGATGAGTGAGCTAGTTTCTGCTTTAGCTAAGCTTGAAAATGGCGTAAAAAAGGTAAAAAGCATAAAACCACGCCCAGTTATAAATATGAACTCACCAACTGCTAATGAGCTAAAAAAACGCATTTTAGACCATGGCGGTCTTTTTAACTACCAGCGTCAATTTTTAAACTCAAATGATACCTTTAGAATAGTGCTAAAAAGCCGCCAAATAGGCTTTTCTTATGTTAGCTCAGCTGATGCACTAATTGGCGCAGTAGCTGGGCGTAATCAGCTATTTTTATCTGCTAGTGAAGAACAAGCTTTAATCTTGATGAGATATATGCGAAGCTGGGCTAAGGAGTATGGCATAAATTTTGCTAAAGATAGCGAACACGAAGTAGTGCTGGATAACGGCGCATATATAAAATCTCTAGCTAATAACTTTAGAACCGTTCAGGGCTTTACTGGTGATATCTGGATGGATGAGTTTGCCTGGTATCCAAACCCTAAGAGAATTTGGCACGCATTTGTCCCTAGTATCGGAGTTATAAAAGGCCGATTAACCATACTTTCAACGCCATTTGAAGAGCATAGCCTTTTTCATGAGCTTTACAGTGATGAGAGCAAATACTATATGTTTAAACGCTTTTGCGTAAATATCTATAGAGCTATAGATGATGGGCTAGACTTTGATCTTGAGACTATGAGAGATCTCTTTGATGCTGATACCTGGGCGAGTGCTTATGAGTGTCAGTTTGTAGATGATGAGAGTAGTCTGCTTTCAATATCGCTTATAAAATCTTGCGTAGATGACAAAGCCGCTTACTTCACGCCAAAAAGTAGTGAGACAATTTATGCTGGATTTGATGTAGGTAGGGTAAATGACCGCTCAACCTTAGCTGGAGTTATCTTAGAAAATGGAGTGTATAAAACTGCTATGATGGATGTGCTAGCTAAGGCTAAATTTGAAGAGCAAAAAGAGCATTTAAATGCCTTTTTAAAGACATATCCGCTTAGCGTTTTAAAGATAGACAAAACTGGTATTGGTATGAATTTAGCTGAGAATATGCATAGTAAATTTAAAAGTAGAGTAAGTGGCGTGTGGTTTTCTAACACTAGAAAAGAAGAGATGGCGCTAAATTTAAAAAAAGCCTTTGAAGATAAGCTCATCAAGATACCAAATGATCCACTTTTAATAGCTGATATCCACGCTATAAAGCGAACTATAGGGGCTAAAAGCTTTAAATACGATGCTAAAAGAAATGAATACGGACACGCTGATCGCTTCTGGGCTTTAGCCTTAGCCCTATCTCACATTAGCATAGTAAGAAGCAAAAAAGGCGGCGGAGCATTGATTATATAAATATAGGGTTGCCCTTATTAAAATCTGAGCTTTAGCTCAGTAACCTTGAAAGGCTTTTTCAAGGGGTTAGGGGTTGTTAAGGGGGAAGGGGTAGCGACTGCCAAAAAAGCGTCCCCCTTCCCCCTTAAAAGAAAAAGAATTTCTTTGCGATAAAAAATTTTTTAAATTCTTTTCTTTAAGGGACAGGGGAAACTAAAATTTGAAAGCCAAAACAGTTTCCCCTATCCCTTAAAATCCCAACCCCTTCCCAGTTTGGCTTTTTTATTTTTACTCCAAATTTTCGCCAAAAACTCCTTCGAGTTTTTTTGTTGCGAAAATTTTGTAAAAGCCTTCTAATGGGTGGCTAACGCCACGGATTTTAATAGGTTAAATAAAGGATATAAATGAATATAATTTACAAAAAATTTCTATTTAGAGTTGGCACTGAGACGGCAAATGAAGCTAAAACTATAGCTCCATATAAAACAGGCAATCTAAAAAAAGATATAAAAGTCATTAGCTATAGCCATAAAAAAGTAGTAGTAGGCAATACAAAACTCGCACCATATGCTAAATTTGTATATTTTAGCACTAAGCCACATATGATTAAGGTTAAAAAAGCTAGGGCTCTAGCAAATAAAAAATCTGGCGTAGTCTTTGGTAAGAAGGTAAATCACCCAGGCACAAAGGCTAATGCGTATCTAAAAAACGCTTTTGATAATTATATAAGAAGCGAGGGATTTACAAGGGCAAAATCCGCCCTTGTAAGAGATATAAAACAAGGCATCATAACTGATATTAAAAAGGGCTTTAAATAGAGTTTTTAAGGGCATTATCTAAAGCCCTTATATGACTAAAGCTCATATGGTATAGCTTACCGCAAGCGACTTTTAACATTGCTTCCATTTTATTAAAGGCTTTGATAAACTCTATTTTCCATCTATAAGCCTTCTCGCCAGTAAAGCCCATAACGAGCAGTGAAAAGCCGGCGCTAAAAGCTTTATTTACGACAGCGACCGAAACGAGCACGGCCACGCAGATAGGTTTTGCGCTTTAGCGCTTGCATTAAGCTATTTTGAAAAGGTTAGGGATAAAGGGGAAAGGCGTATATAATAAACTAGATAATGGCGTAAGCCACCTTTTTATCCGCTTATTACTTTTGTTTATTTATACAAAAACCCTTTAAAATACCGTGAGTATTTTTGAATTAATTGCATAATTTAATATTATTTGGTATAATTTTTGCTAAAATAGGTTTCAAAATTTATAAATATACTTAAAAAATTTAGAATACTAATTGTATCAAAAATTTAATATAATTTAACTATAATTAAAACGAAAGGAGTAAAAATGAAAGCGTTAGAGGTAGCAAAATATGTTGTAACAAAATGCAAAAAAGAAGAGTGCCCTATTAGTAACTTACAGCTTCAAAAAATACTCTATTATATACAGCATGATTTTTTAAAAAAAAATAACAAACCACTATTTGATGATGATTTTGAAGCTTGGAAATTTGGACCGGTTGTACCTAGCGTCTATTATGAGTACTCATATTTGGGGGCATTAAAAATTTATGAAGAATATGACAATTACGATAAAATAATACAGAATTTAGGTGATAATATTTCACTAATAGACAGTACTGTCTGCAAAAAACGCAATATGGATCCTTGGACGCTAGTTAGCGAGACGCACGCGAAAGGTAAGGCATGGGATATTATTTTTAAAGATGGTGCTGGATTTGGAGATGTGATACCAAAACAGCAGATAAAAGATAATGCTTTCTGATATAAATCCTCATCTTGATAAAAAACACCTAATCATAAAAGATGTTTTGTGCTCTTTGTCTAAACAAAACGCCCTACGAGATAAAAGCGGTCAGTTTAGGCTTAACGGCAATATCGATAAATTAAAAGAAGTGTATGTTAGTAGTACCGACAACGCCAGCGAAGATTTTAGGCATAAATATTCAAAAATTTTCCTTATATTATCAAGAATAGACAGAGAGAAAAACGAACTAAGTATAGATAATTTAATGGAGGCGATAGAGGAGGCTAGAGCTTATATTGAAGACGAAAGCAATGGTTACTCCACTAATTTTGTGAATAAATTTTTAAAACTATACGATCATGTTGTTTTAGAAATTTTACAAATAAAATACATGCGTGAAATTGAAAATAAAGGTGAAAATAATAATTCGGAGACTATAAAAAAATTAAAAGAAGCACAAATATTAGCCGAAAATGCAAGCAATAGTGCCAGTAAGGCAACCAAAAAAATAAACGATATGCAAAAAGAATATATTACTATTTTAGGTATCTTTGCCTCTATCGTTTTTGCATTTGTTGCAGGGCTTACTTTTTCTACATCGGTCCTTTCCAATATACACCAAGCAAGTGTATACAGATTATCGTTTATCGTTTGTCTAATAGGTCTATTTATAACAAACATATTACACTATTTATATGCCTTTATCAGAGAGATACATTTTTCAAAAATAAATCAGGACTTCGAAAAACAAAAAGAGTGCGCTATTTCCTTAAAATCTTTAAAAAACGGATTTTGTAATAGCTATATTTTTAGATTTAATTTACTTATTACATGCATTATGTGCGCAATTTTTATATATTGGCGTTTTTTTGATATGAATACTAAAAACTACATCGACCAAAATACTAGTAAAATACATCAGCGTACTGAAGGAAACAGCACGGCTGGGAAGGGTAACGACTCTATTGTCGAGCCTAATATAAACAAGAATAATAGTAATACTCAATAAATTTAAATATTTAAACTACTTATTGTTAAGTGTTTTTACCCTTTTAGAGTTATCCTTTAAAATTCGCTTTGATATACTCTAGCGCATCTATGAACGAGCCTTGAAATTTGGTTATTTCTTTATCGTTTTTAAGTACGAAAAATTCACAAATTTCACTCATTATCTTATCATTTTTAGATATTTTTATATCATCATCACTCAGCGATACATCAAAAAAGCCCATAATCAAGCCGTTTCTAACGCAAACTGTGGCAAATAAATATTTATCTGCACACTTTTTATCATAATCTTTATTATCCCAAAGATTATATCCCCTCTCATATACTCCCCACTCAATTGGTTTATTGTTATAAAAATCTAAATAAAGGTTAAATTCTCTCATTTTTACGCCTTTTTATAAAATATTTTATTTATGTTTATACTTATAAAAATGTTAATAAAGCCCATTTAAATGGCTTTTAAATAGTGGTTATCCTTTAAAATTCGCTTTGATATACTCCAAAGCATCTATGAAAGTACCGCTGAATTTATGACCGTTTGCTAATACTTCAAAGTCGCAAATTTCGCTTAGTTTTTCGTAATTTGGGTTCTCATCAAAAACTGGTAATATTCCAAAAATATAACTAATAACGCCATTTTCATCTACTCTATTAAGATTATTTAGCTTATCATCGCTTTTATTATCGTGATACTCCCAATTTTTCTCACATATATCCCACTCTATTCCGCCATACCCTATAGTAAATTTGCGATTTTCCATTTTATCACCTCTTTTTTGTCATATTCTGAAACATCTTTAAAATAATCAAAAGATTTTTTCTTGTTCTTACTAGGCTTAAAGCAAGTTACTATCTCATCGCCGTTAAAAACAATAAAATAGCCATTATCGCTAAAGGCGTTTATATAGTCATTTTTGGCGTTCTTAGCTACTATATTTATAGAATTAACGCCTTGACTATATCGCTTTTAGGAGCTTTTTTATGTAGTGGCATAGAGTGATTGCCACTGCCAAAATAGTTATCTTTGCTTAGCACTCTTTCTACCCCAGTTTTATCTATATGTTTTACTACTTCATCTTTGCTTAATGGGCTTGTATTTTTCATCATTACGCCATCTATCACCTCTTCATCAATCCACACAGGCACCACCTCCGTGCGACATCTAAAATGATATGGTGGTAATCCAAAATTCTTAGGCAAAATCTTACCATAAAATGCACCATTTCGCCAAGTAGCTGCTGCTTTTTTCTGGGCTATACTTTTAGCGTTTTGGATAGCTTGACTTTGAGCCTCTATATGTGAAGCTGGCACTATGCGTCCATTCATAGATCTGCAACACTCGCTAGTCCTGCTATCTATCCTAGCTACTACTTTATAGTATTTCACGCCGTTTTTAGAAGCTTCATTGACCCTTGAGATATTTTGCATTTGGCTGATGATATGATCGCTTACCCCTTCAAAGTAGCTAGTATTGACTGATAATACGCCTTTGAATTTCTCTCTCATTATCTCCCCAGCTTTAACTCTTGGGATTTTGCCTTCAAATATCTCTTGTGTAATATCCTTTAGCTCATCGCTTACCTTAGCATTAAACTCCCCTTTTATCCAGTAAAAGTTCTCTCTCATAACCTTTATAGCCCTAGCATCAACACTATCAAATCTCAAATCACTCCTACCACCCACCCCTTCTAAAAAACTACGATACAGATCCTCATAATTTATATCTTTTATATGAATATCTAAATTTTCTAATCTATCTTTTATGATGCTCTTTAGCTCAGGGCTATCATAATTACTCATCACAGCCATATAGATCTCTTCTAGCGCCTCTTTTAGCTCTTCATTTGCCCTAGCTCCAAGCGTTGTTATCATCTCATCTATCAATTTTTGCTTATCTTTGCTCTTTGCGATTTTATGTTTTATTAGTTTTTGTATTAGACTCATCTATATACTCCTTAAATTCACTCACTAAGTATTTAGCCTCTAAATGCTTTGCTAAGACTCTCTCATTTGTCTCAAATGTCCTATGACAAGCATTACACCGCCTAAAACGCCTATTTTCTAATCCTTTAATCGTGGCTATCACGCTAGTTTTACCATTAGCACAGAATGGACATATCATAGTAATTCCTTAAAGCTATTTTAACTTCGCAAGACGGAGCTAAGCCCCACTTTGCGACTAAAGTTTAATTTACACAATATTATTCTTATTCTTAAGTGGGAAGGGGGACGCTTTTTGGCAGACGCTACCCCTTCCCCCTTAACAACCCCTAACCCCTTGTAAAAGCCTTCTAAGGTTGCTGAGCTATCGCTCAGTTTTAAAAATAAAAATGCCAAACTGGGAAGGGGTTGGGATTTTAAGGGATAGGGGAAACTGTTTTGGCTTTCAAAAATTTAGTCCGCGTTAGTCGGACGGATAACTTTAGTGTTTGGTTCTTTAGCACGGATTTATTCGTGCGTTAAAAGAACATAGAGATAGTTTCCCCTGTCCCTTAAAGAAAAGAATTTAAAAAATTTTGTCGCAAAGGTCGGCTTCCCACTTAAAAAGAAAAAGAATTTCTTTAAAAAAACCACCCCTAAAGGGGTCGCATTCGCTGGTTTTGCTATTCCAAATTTTCGCCAAAAACTCCTTCGAGTTTTTTGTTGCGAAAATTTTCTTTAAGGGACATATCATATTTTATCCTTAGATTTTTTATATTCTAAAACCTTGCTTAGGATATATATCAGCTTAGAGGCGTTTTGTGGCTTTAGCTTTAAGGGGTTGCCTATTATATGCATCTTATCTATCATAAAACTAAGTAGCTCTTTATGGCTCCAGCCTATAGCGACCCTTAGCTCTTCTATTTTTCTTGCTTGAGCGAGGCTAGATATCTCCTTACTAGCTCTTTGTATTATCTCTCTACCAGCTAGGTCTTTAACTGGCTTAATATCCTTGCCATTTAGCATATCTAGAAGTGTTTTTAGCTCATTAATGCTAAGCTTAGCTGAGCTTTTAACCCCAAATTTATCTTCTAAATACCCTTCCCACGCCTCAAGCCTTTTAAGCTCCACACATCCACGGTGGATATGCACTTTAGCTAGTAGATTTTTTCTATATTCTAATATCTTACTCACTCTTTCTCCTTTAGTTTTATAGCTTCTCTAAACTGCTCAAAAAGAGCGTAAATTTGTGGATCTTTTGCGTTGTTTTTAAAGGTAGAATTACAACGACTCTTAACGCTTTTTTGCTCATTGCTACGCAGCTCTTTTTTAGGGATTATTACCCTTGCTTCAATGCGTTTTGGGATAAAATCTAGCTCTTTAAATGCTTTAGATCTTCTTTTGTAAAACTCTCTAGCCCTAGCTAAAAACTGCTCTTTATCAGCGTTAAACTCCATTAGTGCTAAATTGTGATTAAATACTATTGTTAGTAAGTGATCTTCGCACTCAACACTACTAACATACTTTTGTAAATGCTCCTTTAGTCCAGCCATAGCTAGAGCCTTGCCTAATCTATATCTAGCTACTGCTGGGATAGCAGAGCCTATATCTATAGTGTTCTCTATGAGTGCCATCATTATCTCCTTATTAAACCTTAATAAAGCGGTGCTTACACCGCTTGATAAAGCTTAATTTAACTATTTTTAACTTCGCTAGAGCCAAGCTAGTCTTTGCGACCAAAGGTGTCAAGGATTACTTAACACTTCTATCTAAAATCCGTGGCGTTAGCCACCACCTTGAAAGGCTTTTTCAAGGGGTTAGGGGTTGTTAAGGGGGAAGGGGTAGCGACTGCCAAAAAAGCGTCCCCCTTCTCACTTAAGAATAAGAATAATATTGTGTAAATTAAACTTTATCGCAAAGTGGGGCTTTGCTCCGTCTTGCGAAGTTAAAAGTAGGTAAAAATAAATAAAAAAGGAGAAATAAAAGATGAAAAACAACATAATTCAAGAGAACAATGAAAAATATACAGTAGTTACACTAAGCGATGAAAAAGAGGTAAAAATCAGACATCCAAAGGGTCGAGATGTAAGATTTATGATGAGTGGTAACGGAGCAAGTGATAGCGATCTATTATTTAGGCTTACAAGCAATCTTACTTGCTTAAGTGAAGAGGAGCTTGAAAATTTGGACGCAAAAGATTGCACAATGCTTTTAAAAGAAGTGAGTAATTTTTTAGCATAGCCCACAGCTCTAGGGGGCGTGGCTTTAATAGGTCATGCTCTACACTTTTCATATAGTGAGATTATGGGTATGGATGTGGGCGAGTATAAGGAGTATTTAAAGATAGCCAAAGAGATTTTAGAGGCTAAGGCGTAATTTTTTGCGTATCTTTTTGTCTATAAATCTCAAAAGAGCACCCAAAAACAGGGCAGTTAGTGGATAGGTGATAATCATGATAAATAGAGTTACAAGGTTTTTTGAGATTATATCTAAAAAAGCTTTTAATTTCATAGTCATAAACGCACCAAGCCATAATCCAGGCACTAATAAATATAGCCCAGCTATAAAAAGTATCTCTAATAGACATATAAGTATTCATTCTCATATGTTTATTATACTATAAAAGGAGATTTTTTGCAAAATGAAGTTTTAGGCATTTCAATAGGACTTGCTATAAAAGGTATAGGCGAAATATCAAAGGTTAATAGCTCTTTTGCAAATTTAAAAGGGGCAATTAGGCAAAGTGAAGGTAGCCTAAAAGGCTTTAGTCGCGAACTAGCAAAAGTAAAAAAGTTTGAGGATATAAAGCTAAAACTAAAGGTAAATGCTGAAGAGTTAAAGGCTGATTTTGCTAGTGCGACATCTCTTATAGCAAGAGGTGCAGCCATAGTACTACCTATAAAAACCGCTACTCTCTTTGAAGAGAGTATGGCTGATGTGTGAAAAGTAGTGGAGTTTGAGCGTTAGTGGGCTAAATCTTAGCCCACAATTCTAAAAACTATTAAAATATTTTTATCTGTAAATCTTTTAATATGAGAATAAGCTTTTTTCTTTTAGTAAAATCTGAAGTCGTTACGATAGTATACCCTTGTTTTTTTATTTCCCATAATATTTTTCTAGCTATATTTAATCTAGAATATAGTTTTTCTAGCTGTTTTTCTGACATTTGAGTTTTTCTTAAACAATACAAGAAAGGCTTTTCATCCTCATCTGTATCTTTATCTGTATGATTTAATACTTTTTTAAAATCTATATCTTTGCTATATTTACTTGCTATAAATTTATCTTCTAAAATTCTTTGTCTCATGTTGTTATAAAATTTATCTAAAGAACCATTCGTGAGTATTTTAAATAAAATATTCTCAGGAACTTTGGTTAGATATTGATTTCTAGATATGATATTGTCTATATTTAGAGCTGTATAATAATAGGACTCTTCATATATTAATATCATATGAAAAGCAATGCTATCTACATCATAAATATCGAAGTATAAATTTACGCTAACATTATTAAATTTATAGTTCAATTTTAGACAGTCGTCTTCTTTTTGAGAAGTTTGTAAATTATACTGGTTTGTCAAAAATGCTCTTATGTCAAGCATTTTGTCACTTTCAATTTTTTTTTCTACATTTTCATAATTTTCTAACCAGCTATCAACCCACTTTGGCGTTTCTCCCTTTGTATTCCAGTTCACGACGCCATTATAAACAGCTCCAACCATATTTGCAAACTCTTTTTTTGTTAAATTTAACTCGTTTAATTTTGTTTCAAATGTTTGTATATCCATCTTTATCCTTTATTTTTCATTATTATATATAAAAGTTCATAAAAATATACTTATTTTTTAAAAAAAATACAATAAAAATGTATAAAAGGATTGACATTAGTTTAAAAATAATGTATAATTACAGCATAAAAGATATAAAAAAATGTATCTTTTAAATCTAAACGAAAGGAGTTAGCGAAATGGCAAAGTTAGATTTGATGATTAAAGTAGCCGCTTTAATCTATATAATCTCAAAGATTATTCAGATATGGATAATCTAAGAGCAAGGGGCGAAAGCCTCTGACTTATGCCATTTCGTTAAGTCATTTTACACGAAAGGAGCTTAAAATGAGCGAAATTTTAGAAGTAGCCGAAGTTTTGTTACTTGCGTATATCGCAATAAACATTCACAAATTAAATCTAAAGGAGAAAAAATGAACGAAATTATCGTTATAAATGGTCAAAGTGTAGAGTTTGAAGTGGCAGATAGTGGAGTATTTGCCACTTCTTTGGATGTCGCTCAGGTTTTTGAAAAACGACACGCGGATATTATAGCTAAAATAGCTGAATTTCCAAATGATGAATTTCGTGAGCGGAATTTTTCGCTTACGGAGCGAACCGCTAAATTTGGGGCTGTCATGCGAAGTGAGCCGTATTATAAAATTACCCGTGATGGCTTTTCGCTTTTGGTTATGGGCTTTACGGGAGAAAAGGCTTACAGGTGGAAAATTGAGTTTATCAAAGCATTTAATCTAATGGAAGCAGAGCTAAACCGCATTAAAACCGCCCAGCAAAGTAGTAGCTTAAATCTCCAATCCAAATTCGCTGAAATTTTATCTGCTTTAAAAGAAAAATCAAGCCAGGCAGATGAGTTTAAGCAAAAGTATTATGAGAGTTTAGAAAATGAAGTTGTGCTTTTAAGGCAAGTAGCAAATCAGAGTAAAAAAGAAGCTATCTATAACACAAAGCTAAGCCAAGCTGAAAAGGAAAATATCATAAAGCTTTATAAAAGTGGTCTAAGCCAAGCTGAAATTTGCCGCCAAACTAATAGAAGCGACGCGGCAGTAAGAAATGCTATAAGGGGTGCATTATGAGAGAAGTTAGTATATCTTATATTGATGAAGTTAATAATACAAAAGATACATTACTAGGGCTTAGCGTTTTGCTTTATGGGCTTGGTAGAGTTTGCGAAGATTGCGATGGGATAGAAGGGTTAGAAGAAGCACTATATATGCTTAATAATATTTGCTTTTGTACGGCTAATAAATTACAAGATGAAGCCGCATCCAAAGCACAGATTGGTGCTTTATAGATAGAAGTGGTAAAAATATGAAAAATGGTGAAGTTTGGGCTGTTAATACCCAGTAGTCATCAAAGAGTGCTATATACAAGAAAATGAGCTTATACTAGTATCATTTAATCCTGCGTATAAACCAGTTAGATTGTATATTTGTGAGTGTCAGTTAGTAGGAAAATTTATAGGGTTGCTTAGAAAGAATTAGTTAGATATTTTATTTGTATTCAATGATTGAAATATTTAAAAAATGGTGGCGGGGGGGGGGATAAATTTAAATATTTATTTGCGTTTAAAATCAAACTATTTTTTAGTGTGTTTTTAAAGTAGTTTGATTTTAAGCAAAAAATTGTTTGATTTTAAAAAGCGTTTTACAATATCCAAATACTGAGCGAAATACTCCTCATCACCTAGCTTTTTAACGCTTATTGTGTATGGTAAATTTAAGTAGTAGTTTAAATCTTTCATTTTTTATCCTTTATTATTTATACTTACTATTATACACACTTTTTATAAATAATCAATTTTATCTACATTGTATAACAAATCAGGTAAAAGGATATAAAATAACTCTATGACAACACAAGAAAGAGTAGAATTAATCGACCAAACCATAGATAGCGTTTTATCAAATCTACAAAATGGAATTGAGATAAAAGAGTACTCAATTGATAATCTTAAAATCTCAAAGCGTAGCCCCCTTGAGCTTATTAGTGAGCTAAGAAAGATGAAAAAAGAGATTAAAAAAGATGCACAAAATAAAAAGGTGCGTAGTATGCAATATTATTTTTAAAGGTCATAAATGTTTAAGTTTATGAAAAAGCAAAAAAAGCAAAAACGAAAAATAAATTTTTTTAATTGGCGTAGCACTAACCCAAGCCTAGTAAAACAAAACGAAACATATAAACTAGCCATAAACCAAGATCCCGACAACGCCAACAAAATACTAAGAAGCCAAGCAAGAACAATAAGCGTAAGCAACTCATTAGCTAGTGGTTTTTTTGAAATGATTACGAGTGAGATTTTAGGAGAACAAGGTTTAATCCTTGATGTTACTACTGGCAATCAAACTCTAGATAAGAAAATCGAGGATATGTATTTTAACTGGGAGAGCCAGTGCTGTCCTTATGGGGTCTATGATTTTGAAGATATAGAGGAGATGGCAGTTATATCATTTTATAGAGATGGCGAGGTATTCATAAGACTACATAAAAATAGCTCTTTACAAATAGAGCTAATAGATGCTAATTTAATCGATAATAACTACACAAATGAAGCTAAAAATATAAAATACGGAATAGAGAGGGCAAAAGATAGCCTAAAACCAATTTTTTACTATGTTAGAAAAAATGACAAAGAGCTTTTAAAAATTCCAGCTGATGAGATGATACATATTAAAAAATCTCTCATACCACAGCAATTCCGTGGTATCTCAAAAATGGCAAGTAGTATCATAGATATAGAAGACAAAGATCGCCTAAGAAGCAGTGAGCTTGATCGTGCGACTTTGTCATCAAAGATAACGGGATTTTTTATCCGTAAAAATGATGATAGCATTAGCTTTGATGAAGAAGATGCTACTACAACTGAGCTAACCCTACCTACTAAAGCTGAAGTTGGCAAAATGAGCGTATTAGATGAAGATATGGATGTCAAATTTGTAGATAGCCACGCTCCACAAAATATAGAGTATTATCTAAAAAGCACTGATAGAGAAGTAGCAAGAAGTTTAGGAGTTAGCTATCACACTTATACTGGTGATTTAAGAGAAGTTAATTACAGCTCAATCCGCCAAGGCACAACAAGCGAAAGGCGAAATTTCAGAAGATTTCAAGGCTTTTTACGGCGTAAATTCCACGCACCTGTATTTAAAGCTTGGTGTGAGTGTGAGCTGCTAAATGGAGCAATTACCACAAGTGAATATAAAAAAGTGGTATCAAACTTTACATTTAAACCTCAAGGCTGGGAGTATATAGACCCTACTAAAGAGGTTAATGCCAATAAAGTTGCTATTGATAGCGGATTTAAAAGCATAACGGAGGTATTGCGTGAAAAAGGAATATAACATGATAATTTCATAAGTGATTTAAATAAAGATTTACAAATCGTAGAGCTTTTAAATAAAATTAAACAAACAAAGGAGATTAAATCTTGAATATAGAAGATCTAGGTAATGTAAGAGAGTTTGAAGTAAGCATATCAAATAGTGCTTTTAATGATAATGATAAGACAATTACCTTTATAGCTCTTAGCAAGGACAACTTGCATAAAAGAGTGGATTTGTGGGGCGAAGAGTATTACCTTAGCGTTGATACTGCTAAGGTAAATTTTGAGGCGACTACACTTTTTAAAGATCATAAAGTAAGCTTTGATAATGCTATAGGCAAGATCATAGAGACTAAATTTGAAAATGGCAATTTCAAAGTAAAGGTCAAATTTGATGACAATATCAAAGAGAGCCGTGAAGCTTACGCTAAATATAAATTTGGTCTTAGTGATAGTGTCAGCGTGGGATTTGGTGATTATGAGATTAAAGAGCTTGACAAGATTGATGGTATTAAGCATTTTGAGATAGTAAAAGGCAGTATAATCGAGCTTAGTGCCGTTTGGCAAGGAGCCGACCCAAACGCCAAAACGACAGCTAAATTTAATAGACAAAAGGAGATAAACAAAATGAGCGATGAGGTAGTAATGCAAAACGCAGAACCAAAACAGACAAAGCTAAGTGGGGAGCTAAACAATACAGCTAAGCTAGAAGCTTTAAAAGCAGAGCAAAACTCTATTATAGAGTTAGGCGAACTTATGGGTATGAATGCTTTAGCCCTAAGCGCTATCAAATCAGGCAAAAGCTACAATGAATTTAAAGAAGAGGTAAAAATAAATAAAACACAAAATAACAAATACGAAACAGTCCATTTTAATAAAAATTCTAAAAAAGAAGATATCAAAGCCTTCAGCCTTGCTAATATTTTAAGGCACTATTGATAATAGCATAGACCTTGATTATGAAAATAGCTACCAAGGAAGTAACGGATTTAGCTTACCTAATGAGTTTATAGCTAAGTTTGCAAGTATAAGTACCACCGCAAACACTGCTATTATAGAAAACGCTTATAGGGGTGATCTATTTATAGCAGATCTTAAAAAAGAGAGTGGAATTTTAGATAAATTAACATGGCTAGAAAATCTAAGCTCAAATATAGATATACCAAGGGATAATTCAAATATACAAGCTGAGTTTATAAATGAAGGAGCTAGTGCGGCAGAGCAAAATACCAGCTTTGATACTATATCGCTAAGACCAAATACGCTAAGTGCTAAAGTAACAATCACTAGAAAAATGCTTTTAATGTCTAGTATTGACCTTGAAAACTATGTTTATACACAAATGAGAACGGCGATCAGGCGCAAATTAGAAACCCAGCTATTTTATGGTAAAACAATAATAAAGGGTATATTTGAAATAAGTGGTATTCCTAGCATAGAAGGATATTTAACCGCCCCAACATTAGCTAAAACGCTTGAGTTTAGCTCAAAGCTATATGAGAATGAAATTGATACTACTAATGTTAATTTTGTTTTAAATGGGACTTCAGCTAACACACTAAGAGCTACAAGTAGAGAAAACGGCACAGAGAGAAAATTACTCGAAGGTAATGATTTACAAGGTTATAATATTTTACAAAGTTTTGCGATAAAAAACGGCGATATCATATTTGGCGATTTTAGCAAAATTTTTGCTGGTAGCTTTGGAAGTCTTGAAGTAATGCTACGCCTAGTATCTGGTGGAAGTATAGAGATAGAGGCATTCTTTGAAGTAGATATGAAACTAGCTAAAGAGAGCGCATTTGTAGTCTCAAAAACAAGCGCGTAA